TGGGAGCTTAAACAAGTCACTAAAAAAGGTTGCTCTATAGACGCAAAAGCCGACTGAAGGAACGGGACTAACCATCTCATTTCTTTAGGAGTAAACCAATGGCAAAAGTAGTATATCGCGGTGCTGAATACGATACCGAAAAGCGTATCGCATATCAACAGCAGATGATGCAACAACCCCAACAGTATAACGAAAACTATCGTGGTGTTAAGTTTACTAAGGAGGGTCATAAGTGATGAAGAAACTCAATGCGCTTCAACTCATTAAAGAGCAGAAGCAAAAAGAAGATCGTCGTCACGCTGCACAACTAGCACAACTGGTTGGTGCGAAGTAGTGAAAGACTACACATATCACTATGATGATATGGATAAGGATAGCAGACCACCTGCCTGCTACCTTCTAACTTATAGGGGGTGCAGGTATTGGTCTTGCTATCGAATACACTTGCGAGATTGGTTTGAGCAAGTATTAATTATTCAACCAATCTACAATAAAAGGGGGTCCTAGGACCCCCTTTTTTATTATTTAATTGTTATTACCAGACACCAGGGATGAGTTGACCAGTAGTCAGGTATGCACCTACACCAGCAACGAAACCAATCATAGCAAGGCGAGCGTTAAGAATCTCTGCCTCAGGGGTCCAACCGAATTTCATAGTAGTTCTCCTTAGTAATGTTTGTGAAGTTTGGGAGCAAGATATGGACGACGGAACACTTCCTTGAGAGGTAAAGTGTCCAATTCTTTTTGTTGTTCTGGGGTCAAAGGACCCCATCTAAGTTCAGCAAGCAAATTTTTAAGCATCTTTACGGGCGTATGTCTTCAGATATTCTAGCACAGTTTCTGGATTTGAAACTTCGTAAGGATCGACGGGGCAGTTACCCACCTTGCCAGGCTCCTCGAACATCATTTCAATCTCGCCATCGTTAACCACCATAGCATAACGCCAGGAACGGAAACCGAAACCTAGGTTTGCCTTAGTGACAGACATACCCATAGCGTAAGTAAACTCACCGCTACCATCAGGGATAGGTTTGACATTTTGAATCTCTTGTGATTTAAACCATGCATTCATAACAAAACTATCATTAACTGACAGACAATACACTTCATCAATACCGAGTGCTTTGAATTCATGATAAGAAAGGTCGTAACCAGGCAGTTGGAAGGTGCTGCATGTAGGAGTGAATGCTCCAGGTAGAGCAAACACAACCACACGCTTACCTGCAAACAAGTCGGTAGTGGTTACATCCTTCCAGATATATTCTCCAGTAGGAATAGGATCTTTAATACGGGTTTTGAAAGTAACTTCAGGTACTCGGGTCATGTTTTTGTTTCAGTTCAGGATTGGGGTTACAAATAAGTTTTTCTTTGATAGGTTTGATAACAATAAACTTGTCATTTTTGAGGGTGCCAGCGACCTTGACTTCTAGGTCAATGTCTCTGTCCCAACCTACTTCTTGTAAGGCAACACCAAGTTGCCCTAACATATTGGCACTCATAGATTATTAAAAAATACCAAAGAATAGTTTACCAGTAGCGAGGTAAGATGTCAAGCCAAAGATGATACCCATCATTGCCCAACGACCGTTATACATCTCAGTCATTTGCATGGGGGTGAGAAGACCCTTGCGATTGTATTCTTGGTAAACCATCTCGGGCTCTTTTGCCCACATATTGTTTTGACCAAGCTCATTAGTTGTTACAGTCATGTTACAATTGTTGTAAATCTTTACATACTATATAGCTTCTTGTCAGATTTGTCAAGATAATTGTCAGTGTATCATAATAAGCATAAGCTCCTATCTAAATAATCCTAAGTAAATCTGTAGATATGAGACTGATAGACATTTGTCTGTTAAGATGGGATGGCACCATTGAGTGGCGCACGATTCCCTGGGGTAAGAAACACCTAGACTATCATCGTAAAGATGGTGAAATCATCCTTTATTCAGAGAGACCAAATGTATAACCTTTCTAGCAGAGACGTTAGTAGAATCATCACGGCATGTAAGCATTATGCTTATAATGAGACTGGTAGTGATTGGATGCATGATGAATACATCAAAATTATTGAGAAACTGTGTACTTACTTAGACCAAAATTTTGATGATGCTACTAAAAAACCTTTGGAGTGTTACATAAATCATGATTCATGAAGCAAGACATTTAGCCAGCTGGACATTAAATAACCCATTGACATTAGGTATACTTTCTTTTTCTCTTATCTTTGTGCCTATCTTGGGTATGTGGGCTGTCCATAAGTATGGTTGGCAACATTGGGAACCATTTAACAAAAAGCATGACTGAGCAAGAGGAAAAAGATTTTTTCAGAGGTCTCTTAGAAAGAGCAGAGCAAAAACGTTTGGAGTGGTTGTTTGAAGAACCTTCTACATATGAAGATGATGATACAGATGAGCTTGACAACTGACCCTATATACTATATAATTGATTCATCTGAATCTATATCATGAATTACAAACCTTACAGTCCTGAGTGGCATAGGTATCGATATCTCAAAGAGGCAATCGACAAGTACCTGGACGACTATATTGATCCAACGTTTATCATGGATGACATTCGTGATATTCTTCATATTAGATCTGAAACAGCATACGATGAGTTTCAGAGAATCAATCAATTAGAGCACTATCTATCGGATAAGTAATATGCTTTCAACTCAATACAGACTGCGACTTGAATTTATTTGTAAATGTATTGTGAATGGAGAAGAAGTTAAACTTGAGGACATGATATGGGCAGAGAAGTTAGCAAAAGCTAATCGCTCTGCTGCAACTATTCTTAGGCAAGCAAGAAGAACTGCAGAAAATCCCGACATGCAAGAGGGAGATATGGATGATTTTTTAAATCAACTTGATATCGGTGGGCTAGGTCACGAGCGTTTTGGTAAACGTGGATTTAATAGTGTTGATGATATGGTAGATTGGTGGACCGAAGGAAGAGACAAACCAGATGACTGGAGGCAAAGAGATTAATATGAAAGATCAGAATACTATAGATAATAATCACGAATCTCAAAAAGATAAATGGAATCGTGGTTTGGATTTGTTTATAGAATCAGTGCTCAAACCAGACCATGCACTTAGGCAGTGTGCTCACAACCAGAAGTGCTATCATGAATTGATGTGGGTCCGAGAGAATGTGTTAGATTATTTGAAAACTCTCAGACACAATTAACCATTGTGCCACATATGGGGTCTTGGATATGCTACTGAAGTATACCAGTAATCGTAATCTAAATCTCCATTAACTAAGTTTGCTCTAAACTTATTATCCAATCTTGGCCAGGTTTGCTGACTTGTAGTAGCACCTCCAACATATGTTGCGCCAGATGGGTTGGGGACTCGTCTAATTTTAGGACTTCTTAGATAACTGTTTTTACTACCTTGGAGATTTGCTGTGGATGTAACTGCTTGGACAGTAATGGTCCCCACCATACCACTATGAAATTGACAAATGTAGTAGTAAGTGCCAGCAGTTACACCTGTAGTATCCCATGTGATAGTGCCACTTTGGACGCCATTACCAGAAAGTGTGCCTTCAGTAACACCATCTCCTGTGCCTGTTGAATTGGTAGTTTTAATCCAGAATGGGTGTCCAGTAGCATTAATATTAAACTCTAGGACTTGACCTTCTGTTACAGTAAGAGCAGGGTCATTTCCAGTAGCAGAACCAGAGAAAACATAATCAGATGACCCGTTGTTTGTTACTGTGTATGATAGAGTTTCACCACCAGAATTTCCAATTTGGTTGAGAGTTGCAAGGTGTGTTTTTGACCAAAGGTCTTCGGAGTTGAAATACTTATATACTTCTTCGTGTGTTAACCTTGGCCAATGCTCGGCAAGACATGCAACAACACCAGCAACTTGTGGTGATGCCATACTTGTGCCAGGATACTTTTGCACTCTGTAAGTGCCATTTCTACTATCAGATACACCACCTGTTAAGACAGATGAAATGATATTAGTCCCTGGTGCATATACATTAACGCGAGGGCCACAGTTACTATAATTTGCTTTTTGGTCGGATTGTAATTCAGAGATAGCACCAACAGATATGACATTGGCAAGACCAGAAGGACTGCTTCCTCTGTGGTAGAATTCTGCGTTAAAACCAGACTCTTTTACTACATTGTCATAATCAATTCCACCAGAAATATCTGTTTTAAAACTACTGTTTCCTGCAGCTGCAATAAAGATAATCCCATCTAAAATAGCATCAATGATATCAGCTTCTGCTGCGGTGCTTAGAAAAGGAATATCTAAGATTGTTGTTCCATTATTCACGAGACCAAAATTTGTGCATTGCTGTGCAGTTAGAGGAGCATTATATTGAGTGCCTCTGTAGATTACATAATCTAGGTCTGCAATTGCAATATCATAAAAAATGCCATAACTATGATTAGTAATGGTTGGATTTGCTTTTCCTGTGTCTGGATTCACATCTTTACTGTTGTGCCATGCTCTAATATAGTCAATCATCAAACTAGAAGAGATGACTGATGGCGCACTGCTATATGGATTGATGTTATAAATGTTAGCACCTCTTGCCCATCCTCTTCTGTTGCCACATGCAGTGCCAGCAACGTGACAACCATGATTGTTATCAGCAGTTTGATCGGGAGTATTAGTAGTATAATCTCCTAGTCCACCATCAGTATAAAGGTAAGTCCCTGCTGCACCGCCAGTTACTTCTGGATTGAGGGAAAACCAATTGAATTGTTGGACTCTACTACCACCAGTGCCATTTTCATTGACAGCATACTCTGGGTGTGCTGGATCAATACAACCATCAACGATAACAACATCTACATTTTTACCAGTGCTAGTAAATTGGCAAGTAACTGTAGTATTATTTGAAATAATATTTGGAATGTTATCATTTCCCCAGTTTAGGAAAGTCTCTTCGTTGACACAACGAATCATTCCCCAGTTTCTAAACGTATCACCATCGTTTGTAGTTTTACTCCATCTATTACTAGCTAAATTATATGATGGGTTGTTATTTAATTCTCTTTGATTTTCTTCTTCTGCTATTTCGCCTTCAATAATATAAAGAGGTTTAATTTTAGCACCTCTTTCTTCAGGAGTTAGAGCAACATCTAATACTCTAGAGTCTTGTTTAATTTGCTCTGCTTCTTCTTCCGTTAGCATGTAATGTGTATTACGACTAATCGGTCTTCTATGTTTTAATTCTACTTCTCTATCTGGGATGTATAGATTCCCACCAGGAGTTTCCATGTCATTATAGAAACTCTGTAAATCTTCTTTAGTTTTGCAGGTTACGATGTATTCTCTCATCATGCCTCAAGCTTAAGAGCGGTTAGATTTACGGTTACTGTGCCAGTTGTGCCACTTCTATTGACAACTTTTAAATAGATTGTGTTTACTGGCGATGCCTCATCATTGAAACCAATTACTGCTGGAGTTAACAGTTGGGTTTGTGCTCCAGTTGTGATGATTTCTGCTAGCACACCAGATCCTGGTAGTGGGTCAACATCAATATCTCTACTGGTATCTGCACTTCTTGCAGCACTGGAAGTGTAAACTGTTACCCATGCTGCTCTATCTACTTGAATTTTTAGAAGTAGATAAGATTTATATGCTGTAACATCTGGATAAGCAACACCATTATTGGTTAAACTTCCTGTAGTTGTTGAGAATGTTTGTCTTGTTTGAACTACTGCTTCTGATTCTGTTGCAACTCTAGTCCAGTTACCATTGCTAGCGTAGTATAGTGAGTTATTGTTTGCTGTGACAAGGACAGCACCATTATTTGAGGAAGCTGATGGCAGAGATAAATTACTAGAATGATAGAAAGGAATGATACTTGCAACAGAAGGAGCAGTAATTAATCCAGTATCACTAATAGTAACCAGTGAGTTTTGTGCAGTGTCACCTGTTGCGCCATCATATCTTACAATAGCATTATCAGTTGATGATACGGGACCGTTGAAGCTACCGCTTCCGCCGCCACCACTACCCCATGCAAGACCACCAGCACCATCGGATACAATAACTTGACCAGCAGTACCAGAAACATTATCAATCTTTAGGTCGCCAGTTAAGTTTGGACCAGAAAGAGTTTTGTTACTGAGAGTTTGTGACCCAGTTAAGTTAGCAATACTTGTGGTGTCAACTGAGATTGTAATACCATTTGACCCGTTATATGTGGTGCTTCCGCTGCTTGATAGACCAGCGCCAATAGTTAAGGCACCAAATACCGCACCAGCAGTAATTGATCCTTGGTTTGCCCAAGTAACACCAGAAGCAGTAGATTGCAATAGTTGTCCATTTGTTCCTGGGTTAGCACCAAGACCTTGACCAACACTTACTGTGCCAATTAATTCTAAATCTTGAACTACAGGATTAAGTAGTGATTTGTTTACTAATGTTTGTTGTCCAGTTAATGTTACATCACCAAGACCACTGACATTAAAGTTTGTGCCCAACTCAACTGGAGTGCCATTGATACTGATAGAATCATTAACAAGAGCACTGTTTGGAATATTTGTTAAGGTATTAGTGCTACCACTGATTGATTTATTAGTTAGTGTAGCAATACCGCTTGCTGTAAGGTCTCCACTGCCACCTCCACCAGCAATTGTTACGCTACCACCAAGTTGAATTTGACTTCCGTTGATAGTGATATATGAATTTGTTAGAGCATTATTTGGAATATTTGTTAAGGTGTTGCTGCTACCACTAATTGTTTTATTAGTTAGAGTATTTGTGCTGCTATCAGTGATAGATACACCACCTAATGCTCCACCATCAGTAATTAAAATACTTCCGTCGCCTTGTCTACTGACGCTGACGTTACCACCACCAGCAAGTTTTACAGTTTGTGTCCCAGCACCACTACCACCAGCAGTTAAATCTAGATTTGCACCACCAGATACAGCAGATGAAAGGAAAGAATATGTGGTATCAGTATCAACGATTGCAGGACCACCTTGCGCTTGAATACTGATAGACCCACCTAGAGGAATAGCACTACCATTAATAGTAATAGTATTATATTGCAGTGAGCTGGTTGGGATGTTTGTGATTACGTTTCCTTTGCCACTACCAAAATCAAGTGTCTTGTTAGTAAATTCTACTGGTTGACTAGGTTTAATTCCAATCGCAATAGGAATCTTCTTTACAATATTTGGTGATACCATTGTATTCCTCTAACTGATGGTTATAACTTCTCTTTATCTATTTAGTTGTATCACAATTCAGTGATTGAAACCATAATATCACCACTACTTAATGGTTGACCATCAAGTCTTCTAGGCGTAAATACAACACTACCAGTCCCCCTAGCAACCGCTAATTCGCAACTTACATCAGAAATATAATCAGTGCCATCATAAGTTGCTTGGACAATATAATCTGTCCTTGCTGAGTATGCTGATGGGAAGGTTAAAGTATAAACATAGTCTGTGCCAGCACCGCCTGGTTGTGCTCCAGATATTGAGTAACCAGTGGTGCCTGACCATGTTGGTGAAGTGCCATTCATATTGATGTATCCAACAGCAACAGGAGCAGTAGAAACGCTAACATTTTGCCACTCAACACCAGTAGCATTACCAGCACCATCATCGCCAGTAGCAACCAATACTTGACCAGCATTTCCGAATGAGTAATTATTGTCTGCAATAGCAACTGGATGACCACCATTTACTAGAGCTAAATGTGTACCAGCTTGCAAACCTTCAATAGTTACAGTGTCTCCAAAGTATCCACCACTAATTGATGATACAGTATCAGGGACATTTTGCCATGCAGATAAAGATGAATTCCACTTCAGAATCTGTCCATCTGCCAATGGATATGGACCAGTGCCAGCGGTATCAATGTCGGTATCTGTTAGTGCTTCGAGAGTGGTTGCTCCACTACCACCACCTGTTACAGTTGCTGCAAGAGTGCCAGCAGTATCATCATAATTCCATGTGATACCAGTATGCACAGCGTTAGTAATCATACCAGCAACGGTATCCTGTGCTTTCTCATCTGTATAAGCATCAGTTGCTGTAACTGTGAATGTATCACCGAGATTTCTTTGAGTCCCGTTGATAACCATGTATGGATTGGCAAGAGATGAATTGCCAATATTGGATATGTTATTTACATCCCCAGAAATAGTTTTATTTGTCAGAATATCAGATGTTGCTCTGCCAACTAGAGTATCTGCAATGGCAGGTGATGGTAGATATAATGTGCCACTGTTAATAATTTCTGATATTGATGGTGTGATGAGAGTTTTATTTGATAATGTTTGTGTGTCTACTGTGCCAACAACATTACCTAGAGGCATTGCTTTGCCAAGGACTAATGTTGAAGATAATACTTCAGTGCCACCAATTTTATATGATTTTGTGGGGACAAGATCCATGTTGGAGGTAGATCTCCATGCAGATGAATCGTGATTATATGTAAAATTAATATTAGATGTTCCAATCAGAATACCAGCACCATTTGCCAACTCGGAATTTGTTGTGCCATCTCCAATGATAATAGTTTTGTCGGTGATTACTAAATTTGTGGTGTCAACAAATGTTGTAGCACCTTCTACCGTTAGACTACCAGTTAAAGTTAAACTATTGAAGGTGACATTTGAAGTTGTGTTAACACTTTGTCCAATAGAAAATGAAATATCGCTATCACTTAATGAATTTACCGTTACTCCAGTGCCATTTCTGAGATTGATTCTATCTGTAAGTCCATTTCCAGCACCACTTCCACCTCCAACTAAATTCAATCTAGCTCCACTATTGACATTTCCCTGAAGAAATGTGTCTGTACTTACAGAATATGTGGTGTTTGTATCGGTATTAATTTCGGTTGCATTGAAAGTAATTTCATCACCATTTCTGGAGATGCTCATTCTATCTCCAGCAACTAATATAGATGTAGAGGTGGCACCATCACTACCTGTTAAACGAATTCCTTTTTTATTTGGTTCGTTATTACCTTGCTGGTCTGCCCAATCAACAGATGACAATGTATATGTTGTATCAGTGTCTTGACCGCCACTGCCAGTGATAGTAATACTTCCACCAAGAGGCACATTTGTGCCATTGATATTGATACTATTGTTGATTAAAGAACTGTTTGGAATACTTACAATACTATTTCCTGCTGATTGAGCAAGAGACATCGTGCAATTGGTAAATGTTTTATTACTAATTGCTTGGGTAGCAGTTTTAAATACGTCTCCATAAATTGGAATGGTGACGGTGCTACCTAATGCTTTTGTTGTACTAACACCATCAATAACAAAATTAAATCCAGAGTTTATTAGTTGAGAATTTTGAATACTTGCTGCTTTAATTGTTGGTGATATAGTTAAACTATCAATCGTATCAAATTGTAATTGATTATTATCTTGGAATTTAATTTTGATAGTGCCAATACCACTGCCACCAGCAACTAAATTAATTGAAGCACCATCTGGTTGGTCTTCTGCTTCAACAATATATGTGGTGTCGGAATCAATTCCACTACCGCCACCTCCACTGCTAGTTAGAGTGCGCCATTCAACGGTAGTGCCATTGGTGGTTAGCACTTGACCATTAAGACCTAAAGATCCACCAGCGTAGACACCATTACCTGTTAGGTCTAGGTTATCATTCTGGGCAATCTCTTGAATCTCCTTGGTCGTAGGATTAACAACTAGAGGAAAACGGTTTGCCATTACACGAACACAAAAAGGTTTCTATTTATGTTATTTATAAGTCGGTGCCCCAAGGGGGGTTGACAGGGGTGGAGACCCGTGCTATTATAAATATGTCAACAAGTTAAGGAATGTAACGATTTCTAATCTTTTGTAACACGCCTCACCGAGACTAAACAGCGTGTCTAAACAACAGTCTCTCATATCCCCGCTGAGGGTGCGGGGAGCATAGTATCTCCACCATTCCCTGATGGTCTTACTAATACTTTCATAACAATGACTGCAACTCTTTCACAACAACGTTCTAATAATACCTGGGAGCAATTCTGCGACTGGGTTACCTCAACCAACAACCGTCTCTATGTGGGTTGGTTTGGCACACTGATGATTCCAACTCTGTTGGCAGCAACCATTTGCTTCATCGTAGCCTTCATCGCTGCTCCCCCTGTGGACATCGATGGTATCCGCGAACCAGTTGCTGGTTCGCTCATGTATGGTAACAACATCATCTCTGGTGCTGTTGTCCCTTCTTCCAACGCAATTGGACTTCACTTCTATCCCATCTGGGAAGCAGCATCACTCGATGAGTGGCTGTATAACGGTGGTCCTTACCAACTCGTAGTATTCCACTTCCTTATTGGCGTCTTCTGCTACATGGGTCGTGAGTGGGAATTGTCTTACCGTCTCGGTATGCGCCCTTGGATTTGTGTTGCTTATAGCGCACCTGTTGCTGCTGCAACCGCTGTCTTCCTGGTCTATCCTTTCGGTCAAGGTTCTTTCTCTGATGGTATGCCCCTGGGTATCAGTGGCACCTTCAACTACATGCTTGTCTTCCAAGCAGAGCACAACATTCTCATGCACCCCTTCCACATGCTCGGCGTAGCAGGTGTGTTTGGTGGGTCACTCTTCTCGGCAATGCATGGTAGTCTCGTTACTTCCTCGCTCGTCCGTGAAACCACTGAGAATGAGTCACAAAACTATGGTTACAAGTTTGGTCAAGAAGAAGAGACCTACAACATTGTAGCTGCTCACGGTTATTTCGGTCGCCTTATTTTCCAATATGCTTCCTTTAATAATTCTCGCTCTCTTCACTTCTTCCTTGCTGCTTGGCCAGTGGTCGGCATCTGGTTTACTGCTCTTGGTGTTAGCACTATGGCATTTAACCTGAATGGTTTCAACTTCAACCAGTCGATTGTTGACTCTCAAGGTAAAGTGATTAACACCTGGGCGGACGTTCTCAACCGTGCTGGTCTGGGCATGGAAGTGATGCATGAACGAAATGCTCATAATTTCCCTCTGGATCTTGCTGCTGCTGAGTCAACTCCTGTTGCACTCACCGCACCTGCAATCGGTTGATATTAGGATTCTTAATAACTGACGTTTATTAGAAAAACAACTAAAGGGGACTTAAGTCCCCTTTTTAATTCTATGATTAACGATAACGCACCTTACAAATTAAGAGAGGTCATCATGGATACTTGGCCTCAGTTATACTGGTTGAAAAAAGATTTAAAGGAAAACAAAAATGGTAGCATCAACATTAACTCAACAACAATCAAGGGGGTGGTTCGATGTCCTGGATGACTGGCTTAAACGCGACCGCTTTGTCTTTGTGGGCTGGTCTGGACTTCTTCTTTTTCCCACTGCTTATCTGGCAATTGGTGGCTGGCTTACTGGCACAACGTTTGTTACGAGCTGGTATACCCACGGGTTGGCGTCTTCTTACCTTGAGGGTGCTAATTTTCTCACGGCAGCAGTGTCAACTCCTGCTGACGCTATGGGTCATTCTCTTCTTCTACTTTGGGGTCCTGAGTCTCAAGGAAGCTTTATCAGGTGGCTCCAACTGGGCGGACTCTGGAATTTTGTGGCGCTCCACGGAGCCTTTGCTCTCATAGGTTTCATGCTTCGACAGTTTGAGATTGCTAGACTCGTTGGCATTCGTCCTTACAATGCCATCGCTTTCTCTGGTCCTATCGCTGTATTCGTTAGTGTGTTTCTAATCTATCCACTGGGACAATCCAGTTGGTTTTTTGCTCCTTCCTTTGGTGTGGCAGCAATCTTTAGATTCCTACTTTTCCTTCAAGGATTTCACAACTGGACACTGAATCCATTTCACATGATGGGTGTAGCAGGTATCCTTGGTGGTGCATTGCTCTCTGCAATTCATGGTGTTACGGTGGAGAATACTCTGTATGAAGACAGCGACCAAGCAAATACTTTTAAGGCATTTGATTCTACTCAGGAAGAAGAGACTTATTCAATGGTTACAGCAAACCGATTCTGGTCTCAGATTTTTGGTATTGCTTTCAGCAACAAACGTTGGCTTCATTTCTTTATGCTATTCGTTCCAGTCATGGGACTTTGGACATCCAGTATTGGCATCATTGGTCTGGCTCTTAATCTTCGTGCTTACGATTTCGTTTCTCAGGAGGTCAGAGCGGCAGAGGATCCAGAGTTTGAAACTTTCTATACTAAAAACATCCTTCTCAACGAGGGATTGAGAGCATGGTTGGCACCTGTTGACCAACCACATGAAAACTTTGTATTCCCTGAAGAAGTATTGCCTAGGGGCAATGCTCTGTGATACATTGAGCGGGGGTCGAAAGACCCTCTTTTTTTGTGTTGAATAGCACATGAAAATTTGTTACAATTATTTCGTCCATGTTAAATAGTTGAGATTAGTCGCTATCATATGAACGATGCGCTATGGAGAAAACTAATGTATAAGGACTGGGGTGATGGAATGGACCCACCCGAAAGACTGACAGAAGAAAAAGTGCAGGAGATGATCGATGCTGCTATACGAAGGCACAATCGGAATGCTTCCATTATTAGTATGTGTGTTGGTTGGGTGGTTCTTGCTTTATTTGCTGAAGGACTGCTGAGATTAGTTGGTGTCATTCCCCCCTTACTACCATGGCTGGACATTACCCTGAAGTAGCTGGTATAATACTGTTGCTGATATTCGCAGCAACCATGTTTTATCATGGTACCATGATAATGCGACAGCATCATGGTTATTCTCAAAGATATATAAAGCGTGACATGGAAAACATGCGACGCAGAGTGGAAGAATTACTCAAAGAAAACACCA